TGCCTGCATCAAAATCTCCCTTGCCATAAGCGCACCAAATATGCAAATTATCGCCGATAGGCTGAAGAACAACAAACCCGCAAGGATAACTGTCCTCAAAGTACATCCAAAGAAGCGATCGCTGTGCAAAACAGTCTGCGTAAATGTCCTCCGGTATCCACTGCTCAGGACTTTTCTTGAGAATGGTCTCCAACCCAGACCTAACAAACGGCCATATCTTTCTAAGTTCATCTGGCTTGATGTATCTTGCATTCATCCAACCACCACATACCCATAGGTCATGTCTGATGTTGAATTTGGGTAATGCGTAATCGTTGCGCTGCCATTCGTCACGCTAGAAACGTAAATCAATGGCCCGTCTGAAATGTGTTGCATCGTCAAAATGACTGATGGCGTTGCCGGTCTTGTTGGACTTGACTGTGTTCCGATGTATTCCAGTCTCACCTGTGTACTTGTCGCAGCCCAGATAAGCTCAACGTAGTCATTAGCCGCAAGATCAACAAAAAGATTCAACGCTGCGATCAAATGCCCGTCTGTGCCACCGTGAGAATTAGGAATCGAAAACTGCGAATTAGAGTTTGCTAGATCTGTACCGTTTTTTCTCAACCATAGGTCAGCGTCCTGGATCTGCGTATCAGCGTTTGCAAACTGCACAGAAAACTGAAGGTTGTACTTCCCCGCCGCCCTGACATTAATTCGACTAGAGTTGGAAAGATAAACGTTGTTGCTTAAGTCAGTGTTTGAAAACGTAACCGCATACGATGCAGTCGTGCTTGCAGCCGTTTGGTCGTTAACGTCGAAAAAAGAGCCGTATGGCAATCCACTCACATAGGCAGCAGCAGAGTATGGTATGAGAATGATCTTGCTCTCTACACCTATTCTCGCGTCTGTAATCGTGGATGTGGTGGCGTTTCCTGGGTTGAGCGTTACCGTTCCGGTGTTGTTGGTCTTACCGTCCATGATGTTGCGGACAATTTCGGCAACAGCTCTTTGGTCGCCACCAAAAGGAGGTAGCGTCCGAAATATCATCTCAACCCCTGCGGAACAATCGTTACATCAAGCCCAACCGCAGAAGTCCATACCCCAGACGGAATAGTCTTTAGCCGATGATAAGTTCCCGATGATCGCAACCCAATACGATTGTCGCTGTTTGCTGTATATGTGCTGCCCGTAAAGTCTGTCTGCTGGTTCAATCGCCTGCGAGAATTGATCTGCACGGAGCAAGATCCTGTATCAATCACAGGTTTTATGAGCGTAACAACAGAAGGATTGTCGTTTAACGATAAATCTGGCGTGACAATGTTTGCAGTCAATGGCAATCCTTGAAATGCGGCAATTTTTGCCCCTATCGTTCCTGTCAATGAGTTAGCAGTAGATGTAACCGTGTAGCCAAACGAATCAAGGCTTGCAGGTAACGCATCAAGGCTCCCAAAAGCATCGAGCTGTTCAAGCGTTAAGCCAGACGAAGATGTTGTACTGATCGCAGTCGAAGAAGCAATCGTGCTGACATTAGCCTCACCCCAAGACCATTTGCTAAGGTTAAAGTTGTAGATCAATAGCGCTGTCGTTTGGTTGACTGTTTTGAAACACCAGATGACAAGATTCTTAAGAGGGTCTACCGCAGCAGACATGCTTGATAACTGCGATATATCAGCCGTGTTGAAAAACCAACGATCAACTTTTTCAACTGAAATAGACTTAACCTCTTGCCCGTTTGTGACATAAAACCCGTCATCGGACAGGAAGAAACTTGACCCAACATACTGAATGACTGAGTTGGGCTCCATGCAACCAAGCCCCCTTGAGATTGTGTCGAACTGAAACACAAGCGGGCTTCCAACATAAGACATTCGGACGATTGCGCGATCTAAAAAGACAATGCCAAACTCACCGCCCGTCAAACCCTTAACATGCCCGCCATCCGGAATGTCCTGGTAATCCGCTTGCGTTGTGGCGGAAGGTGTCCAACTGGTTTCATCACCCAAAGCGCACCATTCCACCCTGTTTGGGTAGATCGTAGATCCGTTATTGAACCCAGCAACTACAAAGTCTCTTACCGTTGTGACGTATCTTGACTTTGGCGCGGCAGCTCCAAGGTCGGAAAATAGTGTCGAAGTACCCATGAGATAGCCTTGCAGCCTGTCGCCACCATTGGCCGCTATGACCTTGTTACCAAACTGCGAGAACCTCCATTTTTGGTTAGTTGGCGTTGTATAACCGCCAGACTTTGAAACGTCGGATAGGGCTAAATTTGTACCGAGTTTGAATAACTTGGTGTCGCCACCAGCAAATACCGTTACTGCTTCATTAGGCGCAGCAGCCGCAACTACTGCATTAAGGTTCTCAGAGGCAGCACTAGACCACTCAGAAGGTGTCGGCAATGGCCCGTAACCAACTTGCTGGGGTATGACATTCTTGGCCTCAACAAGCGCACCAGCAACCCCAGGCTGATCGGGTAACCACTCACCAAAGTTCACTCTCATCGCTTTGCCACCGTCATAGTAAGCGGCACACCTGAATACTGACTCTCTTCGTCAGATCTTGTTAGCGCAAAGATGGCACGATCATAAAGCGTTCCCCAAGTCTGTAACCTGGGATCGTTCATCAGGTAAGGCTCTGCCTCTCCTAATGACGCATAGAGAAGTGCGTCCGGACAGGTCGCAAGCCAGAGATTTGTCGTGTTGCTTGTAGAAAGAAACGCAGGGGCGGTGTAGTACAGGATCTTGATCGTGTAATCGCTGTCAGGAATTGGGGCAAACTGAATCGTAGACCCAAGGATGGTATAGAAAGCCGGTACACCACTTTGGTTCGTCCTACCGTTCCGAATAAAGATGCTCGGCGTTGCGAACGTAATAGGGAAATCGGGGTCAGAGTCAACGTACACATCCCTTGCTTGCAGGAAGTCACTAGGGAGGTTAATTGTCGAGACTCCACCGGTCGCCGTAACCGATGTTTGCGTAAGCATTTGCCGCAAGCGTAAATCTCTACGGAGTCGAATCTCTGCGAGTTGGATGAAGTCAGGGATCTCGGAAGTAAGATCATCTCGTGAGAGATAATTAGCTATCGTTGTCTGAAGTTCGCTGTAAGTGCTTAGGGCCATATTCGACATCGCTCCACCGGTATTCGTGCGTCCCGATGTGTCCTATTTCGAGGCTCAATTCGTGATCCACGAAAGTCTTTATCCCGTGGTCTAGGGCTTTCACGCAAAAATGCACATCTTCGCCAATTAGACCACCCGCCCCCCATACTACATCAAACCAAGGCTGCGGCATAGCCTCAAACACAGACTTATGGGTTAGCACAACCCCAAAACCTACAGCAGTCACCTCTTCGATACCCTTCTTGCCTCGACTCTCGATCTTCTCGAAGATCTCTTTATCCTCGTGAAAGTTGATTGCTGTCGGTAAAACGGGCTTGCGTCTTGTGACTGCATTCACCCCGACAATCTTTTGGCCGTGTGCTAATAGTCGTTCTAACGTGTTCTTGGGGAACCTCATATCAGAGTCCACCCAAAGGATGTACTCAGCACCGTCTGCTAACGCTTCTTTGGCTAATGACTCTCTTTGACTGAATATAAGAGTGCCTGGGGCTGTGTACAAAAGGAACGATCCTCCTGTTAACGCGCATCTATTGGCCCCGTCGTATGCTGCCAGACGAGCCATATCGAAGGATGTCCCCGTCATCATCGTGTCCCGACATGGAACACAAAGAGCTATCTTCATACTTTTCCTGGGCGAGTTCTGAAGTGTCTGTTTTCAGGGTCGTTCATCCACGCCCTAAATTTCTTCTCGTCTGCGACAGCAAAGCCTCGCATGATCCCTTGTTTGTTTAGATCGTCAACCACCGCAAAGGGCAATTGAGCGTACCGCGTCCACTCACCCCAACGCTCGCGCTCGTCAGTGGCGTTATAGAGTGCTTTATTCTGCTCGACAATATCCGTGATGTCTTGAGTTCGCTCAAAGACATACTGGTCGTCGGTTGCATGAAATTTAGTTTTGAGCATAAAAAAAGGGAGGTTGTTACGCCTCCCTC